TGTTCTTGCATTTGCTGATCTCATCGAACACGATGCCGTTGAATGGTACTTCCTTCTTTTTGGATATGAAGTAGGTGTGCAATGTCTCAGCAAGCCATCCTAGGTTCTCATAGTTAATGAGAAAAATGTCAGTGTTGGGACGCATGAGGGCGCGTGTACGCTGGTCGCGTGTGCCCGTAACCATGCTGAACCGCAAGCCTTTGGTGTGCTGCCACTTTGCGGCCTCTTGTCTCCACACAAGGCGACATACACGTATGGGAGCTACGATGACCACAGCGTTTAGGTAGTTGACACTCAGCATATGCGCGATGCTGGTGAGCGTTACCGCAGTCTTTCCCAAGCCGGGATCAAGCCATAGCGCGCTATGAGGTCTGGCACATTGCCAATTCACGGCTCGCTGCTGGTAAGCGTGGAGGTCAGATGGTGTGCGCATCAATCAATTCCTTAGCCAAGATGGTAAACGCTGTTGCGACTTGGAGGGGGACTTGACCGTTTCCGATTGCTCTAAGGCGGTGTACCCTATGGGCCACCCCATCATCCACTCCGTAAATTGAGGGTTTATTTTTCCACCAAGAACCCATCCCAATGGTGGGCTTTGTCTCCGACCCTCTCCCGGGTAACCCCCCTCCTGACCGTTGTGCCGTGTTGGTGTAGGCAAGTAAGAACCATCTGTCCCTGTGGTGATTCGCCCCGATATCCGATGCGCGTATGCATAACCATCTTGTGTCATACCCCAAGAAGGCCAAGTCTTTGAGTACCGTGTCAAGTCCGTTGCTCTTAATTGCGGCGACATTTTCCAAGAATAGGAATCGCGGTTTAACGATGCCAGCAATACGCAAGACTTCTCTGTAAAGCCCGCTTCTGGTTCCTTCAGAAACTCCCGCCTGCTTTCCAGCAATGCTAATGTCTTGACAAGGGAATCCTGCATGAATGCAGTCCACGCTGCCGGTGTACTCGGATGGATTGAACAATCTAACGTCCCCTTCCCACACATGCAGGCCGGGGAACCATCCGTCTGCTGCTCGCTCTCTGAGGACTCGGCAGGCATAGGGTTCCCATTCAACTGCAACCACTGGGGCATGTCCGAGGATGAGGTCAGCAAGGAGTCCACCCCCAGCACCGGCAAATAAGTGCATGGTTCGCATTTTTCAGATTCCGTGAGCATCAATCAATTCCTTACCTGCTTCCACCGAGTCAACCACATAGACAAGACAGTTCTGCTTGCGCAGCTTGTCATGCTCGCGCAACTGTCCCGCAGTGGGTTTTGCTCCGTTGCGTTTGAACTCGACAAATATCACCTGACCATCGGGACGTATGAATATTTGGTCAGGTACAAATGAGTGACCGGGTGAAGTCCACTTGCGGGTCAACCACCCCTTTGATTCAGCGTATGCTTTGACTCGCTTTTCAATGTCGCGTTCAAGTAGGTTTGCCATTGCGTGTCTCCAGTTCAATCAATAGCTCAACATAGTGGATGACTTTTTTCAAATCCTCGACTCCGTTCTTGTCTCTCCATCGCGTGATGTACTTCACAACATTCCCTTCAATGAATGGAATGTTGTTTGCGTGGATGTACTCAATGGGTTGAATGGAACACTTCATGTAGTGATTCCCGCCTGTCTGTTTCTCTAGTGCGCTCATTTGAACTCCTTTGTTAATTTCAAAACTTCTCTCAGGTAATACTGGTAGTCGATGGGTAACGTAGCGTCACGTATGTCATTGCACACACAGACGGTAAACCCTGCAACTTGGTTGAAGTACCTCCATGCTGTTGGAGCCTTCGGTAACGGTTTCATTTTCTTGACCAGTGACACACCACCCTCACTGACGTAGTAGCGCGTGGTGTTGGGTAACTCAACGTCATAGGTGTCAGCCTTGCCAATCAGGCATGCATTGCGAGGTATCTTGATACGCGCCATGAAATCCATCTTGTCAGGCCAGTTGAGCAGTAACTCCATTGGGTCAGCACCCTCGACCAGCACCTTTTCAGCGACCTTGGCAACAACCAACTCACTGGCGTTCTTGTGCCAGTCCAGTTCGTACTCATAGCGACCCTTGCGCTTCACTTCTCCGTCTGGTTTGATTGCGATATAGCTGTTCACATCGGCTATTGCCATCTTGGTGTACTCGACTTCCTCCAATGACAACTTGGTTAGTTTTTCCCATTTTTTATACACGTCACGGACAACCTGTACAGAATCTCTACGAATCTGCATCGTGATACCGTCAGTGTTCGCTTGGATAATGTTCGCACCAACGGTCATCAACCACTCAGCTAGCATGGCCAGCATCAACTGCCCACCAATGGTGATCTTCATGGTGAACAGTGGGTCATAGAACACGCTGTATGCGTCATTGGATGCACCGTATGTACCGTTGAGGGCCAGCTTCAACGCTTCGTTCTCCAGTGACCCCTTTTTGTACCCGATGCGCTGTGTGCGAAGTGTGCGGTACACATCGACGAACCGTGGGCCTAGGTGCTCCGGGTAGTAGCCGTGTTCAATAGCAATCGAGGGGTACAGTGATGTAACGTCAACGTCAAGAATCATGTACTCACTGTCGGACTCAAACACTTTGTTGGACACTGATGCATGGATGCCACCAGTACCAAAAAAGAACTCTAATCCTCCGACAGTTGCGCTCACATCCTCAAACGCACCCTTGGTCACAGTGATGACCTGCTGATGCATCCACTCATGGATTCGTTTGAACTCAGGGTCAGCGAACGTGATGAATGGTGGGATGCAATCCTTGAGTGCAATCGACGTGCGTGGTGTCTGCGCTGGTTGGCGACCTGACGGGCCATACTTGTACAACTGCACCCCGGCTCGCTCAAGCTCCATTTGGAAAATCTCTTTGCCGATCTTCACGCTGTTGTGGTTCATGAAGTCACGACCATGTTTGACGGTCAGCGACTCACGGAACTCGATGGCCTTTTTGGACACATGATAGAACCGCTTGGTAGCCGATACGTCATGTGCGTTGTACTGCTTGAGTGTCTGTGTCTGCTCTTGGTTGAGCACTGTACCAACAGGAAACGGCAAGTCGCTCACATTGTCCAAACGCATGGCGAACTCGAGAGCCTTCAATCCTGTAGCGCGAGCCTTGTTGTCGAAGTGGTGTATCTTGTAAAGGTCAATCTGCTCAACGTATCGCTCACTCGGATAGACCATGTGCTGCCACTTGTCGAAGTCTTGCGACTGGATAATCTCTTGACACTTAGCATACAGTGTCGCAGCAGTGGTGTGCGGATTCTTCAATAGATCGTGCAGAATCGGGTAGTCAAAGCCAATGTTGTTAAACCCGACAGTCTGCATCTTGTGTGAGCGCAACCACATGACCCAATCCACGATAGCCTTGTAGTCGTTCCTCCAAGGGCTTATCTCGAAGCACCATGTCAACGGGTAGTCAACGTGCTCGGCAGCAAGCGTGAACACGTTAGGGTATGTCTCAACGTCATAGACGATACGATCAGGCAAAACATTCTCCTGTCCATTGAAGGACTTGGTGTTTCAAAAGGAAAAGGTGGTGGGGTAATCGGTACTTTAGCTGTACCAGATTAATTGATACCCGATTACCCCACCGAATCGCTTACATGAAGCTAGGCATTCCCGGAACAGCAGGGAATGGTGCAGCAGGCATCGCAGCAGCGGGTGCGGCTGGTGCAGCACTCACAGCACCGAACACACCAGTTAGATCAATGGAACCGCCACCAAATGCGTCACCGTCTTTGGCGAACTGGATAGCCACCAAGTCACAGCGTACACCACGCCCATGAGTGTTCTCTTGCAACCAAGGGCGAACAGCAGCATTGACGTAGCAGCCACCATAGATGCTTCGAGCAATGGCTTGGTAAGCCATGCTGTTGGACGCATCGACAGGGGAACCGTTTGGCTGAATCATCTGGGGTTGACGATTACTGATTGCACTGATGTACGCATTACCGTCATAGCCATCGTAAGGCAACAGAGTGGTCTTGTTGATCTTCTCAGTTCCCATACCATAGCAGCGCGACTTGCGATCATTTTGAATCATTTGCATGATTGTCTGAGCGCGTTCTTTCCACTTTTCAGTAGCCAGTGTCATGTATTGCTGCATGAACTGCTTGAACACCGGGGAGTCAGCAGGCATGATAAGGTCAGCAGACCATGCAGTACGCACTTCACCTTTTTCATTGGTTGTTTTCTTGGGTTCAGCAAGTTGAGGGAAAGACACACGAACATTGGACAAGTAAATAATTTCAGACATAAAAACTCCTAAGTTAAGAAAGATGGCAATTCACTTTTAACAGCCGTGAACATGGCTGCGGCAGACAGTGTAACAGCAGGTCGCGGGTCTGCACAAGCCACGATCTGAATTTTTCCGTCACTCTTTTTAATGCACGTATCCTGCAACTGTTGCAGCTGGGCGGGAGTGACTTGACACACCGTACCGTCACGCTTAGTCCAACGCACCTTTTCAATCTGTGCAGGGCTAATGATGGTGGTCTTGAACATTGCGCTTTTGGGAATACCCGCAGCCTTTAAGTGTGTCTCCATCACCTCATCGTCATGCATCCAGCTACGACTACCTCGACCACACACAGCTTTCAACCCGTCAATCTCTTGACCAGCTTCAAACCGACGCAGC